CCACGTGTTAGAGGCTTTGCTGCGGGCTTTTCTGCAGGTTTCGCTACCGGTGTAGGCCTACGGTAAACAGAAGGCGTACGTGTCTCCTCTTCGGGCTCTTCGGGCTCCTCCTCTGGTTCCTCTTCGGTCTCTTCCTCTATAGGTACAACAACAGTTCTTATTGGTGTAGTTCGCGCGGGTGCGGTTCGCGCAGAGATACGAGTAACCTGAATAACTGGTTTCTCTTCCTCTGGTTCATCATCATCCCCACCCTCAAGGAACATCTTTTGGATTTCCTTGTAATCCTTAATTGTAACGACCTCGTCAAGTGAGGGCAGTGCATCAATAGTGGCATCATCGTAAGCATACCCACGCTGTTCAAAATCAATGCGCGAGGTTTCCGCAAACGTGTTCCCACCAAGCTTCTCTTCAGAGAATCGGATCTTTAACGTCAACCCATTAGCAGGATGCGGAAAATCCCCAAGCTCATCAGGGTTTTCCTCAATCTCATTATTCAACTTAGCCTGGAACAGAAAGTCCGATATATCCCAAAGATGCGGTTTCTCTTCAAACTTCTTGTTATCCTTGGGAATAATCAAATAAAGTGACCGCGAACTGGGACGGGCGTTCTTTACTGCATCATCTTTCCAATCCACACCATCAGAAAGAAGTTTTGACCGATACTCGCAAATCGGACACTTCTTCCCAATACTTGTGGGGCAGACAACCGATGACTTATCAGCACCAACATTACGATGCAACTTGTAAGGGCGACGGTACCAAAGACCACCCTTTTCAGCACTACCCGTTGTCTCATCCTTATCTGGATGGTTGGGGTCTGTGACAACATAAGACATAATATCAATAGAAATGCGGGAACCGGGCTCTTCCTTGAAGACCGTAAATCCTCGCGGGATGGATAAATGACCGTAATTTGCTGCCTTGTTACGCTGTTGAGTAGCGTTAAAGACAATCTTGTCCTTGAAACTCGTGAAGCGACTCTTTGCCATTAGATTGTTTCCTCCGTGTATAGGACAGATAAGATATCGTCCCAGCGGCCCAACCCGATGCTGCGCACTTAGCCAATACAAAAACATAGAAAGGCAAGGCGGCTAAACCCACAACCACGATTGCGATTGCAAATTCCAATCAATTTCTCCTCTGTAGTCTAATAGATCGATTAATTCGCTTTTGCCTCTCTTCGGATAAATTATGCGGAACCGAGGGTCCTGCAAAGTAACTTTGCCCATGCAGCCTCACTAAATTTTCCAAGGCACTTTTGCGATGCTCAAACGACTTAACAACTCCAGTGGCCACCTCATATTGATACTTCTTTTCAATATAGTCTCGATTAATTGCATCATATTCATCATTGATAGTAATTACAGAAGAAATTGCTCCCTCTGTTATACGATCTCCAAGACCAAACGCCCTGGGATCTTCTCTTACTTCTTTATCAAGTCGGGCTTTAACATAGTCAACTTGCGCCTTTGCCAAATCCATATCGCGATGTGCCTCAGCTGCATTGGTTGTGTACACAAGCATCCTACGTGAATGATCTACCCATTCTACATCTAGAGCGGATTCATCAATCTCAATGTCTTGCTCATAGGACACTTGACATCTCCTACTATATTATACGATTACGTCACCCACTTTTGATTACCATATAACATGCCAATGCTAGACCAGGAGGTCCACTATCAAAGAATGGTGCTGAAAAATGATGAATTATTTCAGCAGCAACGTCATTCCCATCTCCATTCAACAGAACCTGACGAGCATAACCAATTACACGCCTACGGGTTATTTCAACATCATCTTCAGGAATTATCGATAGAATCGAACTAACTTGACGCCAACGATGTTTTTGAAGCAACGATGTCACCAACCTGTCTGCATTCTTAGCTATATTGTCGGACGCTTCAATTACCTTAATATAATCATCTGGACCCGCCGCAACGACTTTTTCTAAAAGCTGAAGAGCGTGTCTGGGATAACATATCTCGGCTTTATCAATATCAACTTTGTCAGCGTCAAACCCAAGTGAAGCCTTAAGCGCTACAGCACTTAGTACATTCTTTGGTAAAGATACATGCTCACGGGCGCATACCTTAACCATTAACCTGACCATATTCGGTATAGTCAATGGACTGACCGTGTGAACAGAGCATCTACCCTTTATTGTATCAAGAAGCTTATCAGGATCAGTAGTAGCAAGCACATAAAAACAATGATCTGGTGGATCTTCCAGACCCTTTAACAAAGCATTTTGCGCATCATTAGTCAGCTTATGTGCCTCATCAATAAGCCAGGCACGTCTGGTGCCACCCAATGCCTTATAGTGTGCGTTATGCCTAATAGTACGAGCAGTATCAATACCACGAAAGTCAGCAGTGTCTATTTCCTTAAAGTCTTGTTCATGACAACCTAACTCGGTTGCGACTATCCTCCCCAGTGTCGTTTTTCCACACCCAGTGGGTCCGTGAAATAGAAAAGCATGTGGAGGATCATCAAGAGCCAACAACCCTTTAAGATTAGATACAAGCGTTTCATTACCGACCATCTCAGCAAAAGAATGGGGACGATATTTTTGATATAAACTCATGCTGCACCTTTCATTTCAGCCCAGTTACCATCTATTTCTGAGGCAGCAACTTCGATACGCATAGGTATATCTATCCAAGACCAGTGGTTTGGTAGATCGACCGTGCAGATTTGCTGCGCCATTAGAATAATATCAGAGATCTCGTCTGGATGTGCATCTATCAGCATACTGTCGTGTATCTCACCAACCACCTTACTCTGCCAACCCTTTAACTGCTTTACCATTTCAATCAAAGACCATAACAAACAATGGAATGCGGCCCCTTGTACAGGGAAATTGATTACTTGATTCTTTTCCATAACACCGGAGACCCTAAACCCGGTCTTCATTTCAAATTCACCGGTCTTTTGGTACTTAGAATGCCAAGTCTTTCTCCAAGCATTATATACTTTGAAACGCTTGCCCCAAAAGTTGTTTTGTACCCGTTCCATGTGATCAACAAATACACTAAACGAATCAATGTCTTTAGATATCAAATGTTCCCCTATGGGTTTACCATTAAATACAACACCGTGATTAGGCTTCCACATTCCATCCTTTGGTAGCTTGCACCAGGAACAAGCGACATTAAGCGCGCAGGGCTCGTAATAGTCACCGTAGAATTGCGGGAAGACAAACCCGTTCTTTGCTGACTGCCTTAATGTATACCCACCTTCCATCTCTTTGAGAGGGGTATTCAATTTGGGCAGCAAGAAAATCTCACCTGCCATATCCCCGTGCATATCACTTGTCTCATCCTGTAAGTACTTAATCATTACAGGATCTTTGTGATAAGTTGCTGCAATACCGACTTCAATACCTGAAAAGTCAATCTCCATCAAAATATGACCAGGGCTGGGAAGAAACGCCCTTCTACAGATGTCCATAATTTCTTTATCTCGGGCTGGTATATTCTGCAGGTTGGGATCAGCACTAGACGATCTATACGTTGATACTGTATGCAACAGAAAAGATGGGTGGATCTTGCCATTGACTGTAGATCTAATCAACACTTTCAAAACATCTTTAGCCTTTTTCAGCCTCCGCATCCGCAACAAATGGACAACACCATCAACATTAGTCTGTCGAAGGGATTCCTCGTTTGTACTCTCTTCACCACCCTCAGACATCTTGAATGGTTTAGCTCGCATATCCTGATAAAGGATGTGTCTCAATTGAGGGACACTTTGAATCTTCATTGCATCACCATAGCGACCAAGCCAAGCAATGCCTAACTCACTGCTCTTTAGTCGTAATTCTGACTGCTTTAACTTTTGCTCAACCCAAGCCAGTTTCTCCCTAACATAAACAAGATCAATACAAATCCCCGCTTCCTCTACAAGGGTAAGAGCTTCAGCCCCTCGTTGGAGCAGCTTATAGGCTTCCATCATTTTCATTGACGTACTCCAGAGGATGACAAAACTGATCTAACAATTCAATTAAACATTCACCACAATAATTTCTAATTAGGGGTGGGAGGGAAATAGAAAGACCACTCTGCTGAGGACCATGTTTAGGGCACTTTCCTATCCAACCTGCCTTTTGATTCCAAATACCAAAATCAAAGTGAACATCAGCCATCTTCAATCTCTTTCATTTGCTTCATGGTTAACCTATAGGCGAGAAGGGAGTCAATCCCGCAATAGATTAGGCATTCATCTTCACCATGCCTCTCTATAAACTCTAGTATACGGTTTGGCGCAGTGGGATCTCGCGGTGTTACAGACTTTAAATAGGGATCGATTAAATTCTCATACCCTACAACACCAAAATTGATAAAAGATTGAAACTTTAACCCACAAATACCCGTACGATTATCAATAACATGTGCTGCAAGCATACTATCCCAAGCCCAATTTATCTCATCAATATCAAAATGGAAGCGGCTCCACTCATATTCAAATGATAGATTATGTGAGATCTTACCAATATCTTCGTTTACTAGAATATCCCGCCAAGCTTGACGAACAGCCTCGGAAGCATCAGTAAACATAAACGCATACGCACGCTCAGGTGACTGACAAAAAGACGCACAAACTATACTGTGTAACTTTGCACTTAATCCTACAGTCTCATAATCAAATGAGAACAGACCTTTTCGTACTTTTACCCTATTCAATGCTCTAAGAATCTCTTCTTCACCATGAAGAAGAACAATCCTATTACGTAAAATCTCTACTCTGGGTACAGATACATTTAGCAAGTCAATAGCTTGTTTCAAATCATTCTTCCAAACTGTCTCTACTTCAGGCCTATCACTGGACCTGGAAACATAACTGGGATGATACGTTGGGCAAATCCAGGCACCTAATTCCGGTAGAGGGATGTGAAAACCACGCCACTTTCCAATGCTCGAGTCCTGCGCTTCCGGTAGCACACTTCCAAGGACACTAGTAACGGCGCTCCCGCCCAGTAGCAGCATTAATCGAGGACTATGCGCAGCTATAGCGGGGGACACTATCCGCGCTCTACAACACGCAATCTCGTGGACAGATGGTGCTCTATTACTAGGTGGTCGACAATTAACTGCATTCAAATTTATACAATCACGAAATAGATCAATACCAAGATCACTCAATGCTTCTTTGATAGCATTACCGGTTGGTCCCTGGAATGGTCTACCTTTTCGATCCTCTTGTTCACCGGGTCCTTCACCAATAACCATAATCTGTTTCTTGAAATCCCCGAAGGGAGGCATCTTTGGGTTGATTGGTCCATTATACAGACCACAAGATACACATGACAGAGGTTTACCCAGCCCACCTTTAGCTGGAGGTTCATTATCCCCGAATAACCTCGGTATTGGCATTTATCACCCGTCGAGCCTTGTGATTCTCGAACAACCAAGTGCATCTGACATGGAAACCAGCATCCCAAACAGGTCATCCTTTGAGCGGCACCAAAAAGTTACGGCATTACGATCGTCATCTTCTGGTGTAGAATGCTCAAGTATCTCTTTTGGTGATTTAAGCCATATACGAAGACCATAAAAAGTCTCGTTACCATTAACGTTATCCTTGCGGATAAGTTCGACACCTTCACCTAGTTCTTCTTCATAGATGTGTATACGCATTAGATGAGTCCTTTGTCCTGCGCAAGCCATTCGGGCATTGTCATTTCCTTAGCACCTTTATCCCACTCACACAGAGATTTAGGCAGCCAAACGTATTCTTTCCCGTCATAAAACCTATAGGCTTTCTCCGTTTCACTGCGAACTTCGCCGGAGACCTCAACTAAATCATTACCTTGAGCTTTCTTCATCGAAGTGCTACCACATGTTCCCATTGCGGTCCGGTAAACTTAATCTTCGAAGTATTTAGGACACAGTTTGCATTCTCTTCGGTTAAAGCTCTCGACAAGAACTCAGGATGTATATTAAACATAAACTCACCACTGACTTCTTGACTTGCCCTCACAATCTCCTTAAACGTTCCACCATCACAACTAGCCCCAACAACAATTTGAGTCCCACTTAAAGTGATTCTAACCTCTTCGTCAATCCTGTGATCCCGCTTGGAAAAGATCTGCGCGCGCTCCAGTGTTTCGGTTAACCTCTTTGGTAGAGTAATATCCTCTCCCTCTGTAGACAATGTGGCAGAGAGATCCGGGTAAGTACCAGATGACGTACGCGCACAAATCACAGTATTGTCTTCTGTAGCAAACCTAACCCACTCACCTTTCTCTCCAACGGCAACAGTCTTGATAACGTAATCCTCATCCTCTAACAATTCAGCAGCAGTAACGGGTAACAGAATAGATGGAAGATCCGCCCCTTCAATCCTAAACTGGGCTACGCGATACCCATCTGACCCAGTCAGATACTCACCCGCCATATAAACGCAGGTCAAAACGGGCCTACTCATGTCGCGCGCACAGGTACTAGCAACCAACTTTAGCCCCTTCTTAAAATCATTCGGTAAAATCTGATCCTCACCAGTCCAGTCGATCTCAGCAAAGGGTAAAGCCACCGGTGCTGTGATTAGACTGACCGTGGTCCTTCCAACACTTACTTCAATATTGTTACCCTTTTGGATCATCTTAACATTACTAGAATCAGTCTTGTTCAGAAGGTCGTACAAGCGACGACCATCAAGAGCACCGGAAAGTTCTTCGCTTCCTTCAAGCGGGTGAAAGATCGAAACTTGATCATTGTAAGATATCAGATTACCTTGATCAAAGGCTAGTTTATTAGCCTGATCAAAGACTTCCTTCCTCGCAATACCTGGTACAACTAAACCAATTGCCTTTGTTAATGCTTCTCTAGTGATGTCCATTGACAACCTCTTTTAACCGATCAAGAAAGGAACCGGAAAGCCTAGCATAACTGACCAAGCATCTATTAGCTGGGACACTCTGTGATCCAACAACAAACGTGTCGAACACATTGCCTCCACCAACTACATTATAGATCCTGATCGTTTTACCTTGTGTGCGCCAATACTTGATAAACTGATCCGACACATATAGATTAAAGATAAACCTGGGAACCCAGCTTGCCGACAAGTTCTTCTCATCTACATTGTTACTTACTAAAGGAGCATCAGCAAGCGCAGCTTCTTCAGGGAACCCCAATTGACGTGAAGCAAAATCTGACGTCCACTTACCATCTACCTTCTTTCGACTCTTCATCAGGGGATTAAGTGTACGTCCCGCAATAGAATCATCCAACTCATAACCTAACGAAGTACAATAGTGCTTTATCTGACCCTGGATGAGCTTTGACATGCCATAAAAACTATCACCCTTACCCCGATAATGACTACGACCTTGATTACTCACCGCAACCTGGTATATCTCTCTGTAGGAGAACTTGTCACCATCAAGTTTAGGCAGCAAGATACCACCATGTGCAGCCAGCATAATCGCACGAGTACTATCCACAGAGAACCAAGGATAGCGCAGCGTGATCTTGATATCAGTCAAACCAAGACCATGACATCTATACCTGGGCGTACCATCCTTATTTGACAGATATTCTTTCCAGATATAATCAAGTCCGTAAATTCGAGCTTCAGCGTTTAGTTTGGCAATTGCACCAATTCCAATATAATCAGTCTGCTCTAAATACTTCTTTAGGTATGACTCGTCATCATCGCCAATATGGTGAACAGGTATGGTATCAATCCCAAGCTTGCGCAGCTCAATCCAGTTCTTATAGCTCTTTTCAGCTGATTCAGTCTGGTATGCAGCAGAGACCGGTGGATCTATGAAGTCCAAATTGAACACACCACCACCAAACAGATGTTTATTCTGATGAACAAATTCTGCATACTTATCCAAGTTAATCGTCATACCCTTGGTATGGGCAGTCCAGGCACCGCTATCCAACATTACCACATAGTTTTTCATCTTTTCATCTCAGTTGCTGTGAACTCAAAGAACTTGTCTTCCCACAAAGGAGGCGCGGGCTTATCTCCATACCTTTTATACGTATCTATCAGATCAGTAGCCCTTCCGGGTTCGTATAAATTTTCATCTGGTAACAATTCAGGGTAGGACAATGCTCTTGGAGCAAGTGGAATAGTGCCTACTGATAACGCGTCTATGACTTGATAGCCATAAGTCTCTTCGCGGGAAGTAATAATCATAAACCGCCCAGCCTCAACAAATCCATAGTAATCAGTCCAAGTCTTACCTTTAGTTTGATAAAACCTGTGTATACTAGTCCTCTCACTCCATTCAAAAAACCTCTCCAATTCTAAATCAATCTTTTGCACCCCTTTCCGGGCCACACTAATAAACGATCTACTATGGTGATGTTGTTGCTCCTTACTCAACCGCTTTTCCACTAATTCATCAATCTTTGGTAACGGAAACTTGATCACCACCGTGTTCTTCCAGCCTAACCGCTCCTTATGATACTCACTTGCCACAAAAATCTTATCAAATATCTTGCTAGTCCCTGTTTCCACTCTCCACTTCCCGGGACGCACCGCAGCAAAGTAATCATACCTATTAAGCGATGTTGCGTGGCAAATGGCAAAGCATTTCTTAGGACGCTTATGAAATAAAACAGATGAGAATAGTCCAGGAAAGCTAATATCACAAAGAAGTAATATATCATCCTCTTCATCAATTACTAACTGATTATACAAACTGATCTGTCTAACCTCATAATCAATTGCCGCCATTGCCGGGGCAAATTCACCACTTAAATGAGCTTGATTGGTAAACTGCGGTGGGTGGAGGATAAGTACCTTATCAAAGTACAGATAGTAATCTTCAAGTCGTGTCAACCACCAGGATTGATATCGTAGCTGCGCAGGATATTGGGGTACAACTATCAGTCTCATTTTCTATGATCCAATCTTAATACCTCCCAGTATCCTTCAAATAATACATATTTCCATTCGTATCGCCATAAATCTCCCTTTTCAGGATAGCATTGATTCAACGCATTCCGCTTTGCCTCGGGATCTGGTACTTCAAATATATACGGCGCCTGCATCGTTGTACAATAGTGAATTACTCGCCTTATCTTGCCCGCCCTAAACATTTGATGGGCCATCTGGCCTAATCGGCGATGCTCCGGATGCATATCCACATTAGGATCAGGAGCATAGACGACATCCCAAGGACGAGCGAGATTGCTGAGATGGTAAAATTCGAAACCGAATAGTCTAGAGGCTCTCTTGCAGCCATCTTCAACAATCCCCCCATAGTATACTTGTACCTTTTCTTTAGACATAAGTACATGGTAGCAACCAATTATCTCGTCATCTGCATGGGGAGCCCATATCGCTATCGTCATGGAGCATCTCTTGAATTTCGCAAGTTACAAGACCACGAATCTCGGAAGTCATTGACAAACTCCTCTGTATCTGGATGGATTTGGTCAATAATCCAACAGTGACGACAGGCTTTATTGTCTCCAATAAAGACGTCTAATCCATCATTCTTTTCTGGTGAGTTAGTCATAGTAATAAATCCATAGTGTGCTGGCATAATAGGCCAATCTTGTCTACGTCTTTCACCTTTAGATGTCTCAATAAATACGGGTAAGCCTTGGAAACTGCTTATTCTTAGATTGTTTTCTTTGGCCGTCCAGAAACTGCAATGACCCGCTGGACTAATTGGACCAGCCACTGCATTGCAAGAGGCAGGTGGATCAAACATAGAACAGTCAGCGCAAACGTGTCCATCCACTGCATGGTTGACATAGATGGCTAATTCCTTAGATGACTTCTCATCTTTTGTCACACGGAATTGAGCATAACGTGTGCCTCCTCAGACAACGGTTTAGCACGAAACCCCATCAATATCCCAGCCTCATAACGTAATTTAGTTCCTTCACTAAGCTTCTTTCGGGTAGCCTCAGTATGTTTATACCCACGTGGACGAGACATAACTAAACTCCAGTACTCATATTGAGAAGCTCGAAAAGTTCAACTTTACAACTAAGATGTGTCATCAGATCGCCATGCAAACTAGAGATGAAGCATTTGTCTGAATAAATTATCACAGCTGATCCTTCAACCTTCGGATACCTATTATTGAGCATCTCAACCATTGCTCCCGCCAGGTTGCGCATCTTTTGAATATTATCTGACCACCCGTTGACTGCCTTTGCATCCAGCATAAACTTTAGAATAACCTGATCCAGATCCGCCAAGTCGTCATCGGTGATCAAAGCAACAAACACTGGGAAGCCCCATGTTGAGGTCTTCCTGACAACCATCGGGCTATAGTGCTTATTCATCAGCATAGTGTGTGCGATCTGCTCTTCCATTTTCATTCCCTCAAGTTAAATCCCAAAGAGGACCCCAGTAAGCTTTTCCTTCTTCTTTTATACGTTCGTCCACAAACTCTCCAGGTGTAAAACCCTCCATCTCGATCATTTGAGTAGCCGTAATTCGCAGAATAGTCTTTCCTACAAACGATTCCCTCTCCATTTTACCTTTCATCAAACCAGGAGCCTTCATCCAGGAAGGAATAGCTGCACCATCCGTTGTACCAATTCGGCATACATGACCTAAACCCTGTTCCCTCTTTGTATACTTGTGTTCAAATTCTAACTGCGGAATATTACGATTCTTAGGAACCGTCACTGCAGTCCATTCTGGTAAACCTTTAAGTTCAGAATACCCACCAGCTTTAAGCGCGTTATACATACAATCAAACGAGTAGATATTCAGATCGGAAAGATCATCACCAGAGACAAAGTGAAGGTATACACCTTCTGTTCCCTTTCTCCTCTCAACTTCAGTCCTAATAAACCATTCACCTGGTTTAAGAGGCAGTAAAAAACGAGCAGGTACACGATTAGGGTACTTCTTTTTCCGCCTCCTGGGTTCAGGTCTAGCCCTAAGCCTAGCTCTAACCGCACAATATTCCAAGATAAAGTCTTTGCGTACAAATACCCTCCCATCTATCCTACGCCATTCTTGTCGATGGGTCACTTTTGTTTTACGAATAGTTGTTTTAGAAAAACCTGTAAGACTAACAGCCTCCCTTATAGTGATAAACCCATCAGGCAAATCCGGTTGTGTAGGAGAAGAAGGATCACCTCCGTTTGCCGTGGATCTCCAGTGAAGAATCTTCTTATCATTATTAGACGGCATACCCACTGTGAACCTCCTCTTCCTTAATATCGTGGTACAGCTTACCCATGCGCACAATAGTGTCCTTGCGCATCCCAAGCAAAGGGGCTTCCAACTCCACTGGGTAGCTTCCCGCGATCTTTAGAGACTTGTTCATCTCGAGGACCCAGTCTTGTTTGCAGTCCGCAAACTCATTTATCCGGTCCTCAAAATTCGCTCCATACCAAATCTTTGTTGCACCGACAGCTTCTGCCAGTGACAGAGCTAGACCAACAAAGATAGTGTTGCGTCCAGGGACGTGCATCTCATGCAGTCCCTCATACTTACCACCCTGCAAAGTACCAGTCAACCCAGAGTCAACTGCTTGAGCAAGATCAACCTTCATCCGCTTAAAGGAAACCTGGAGATCATCGCACAACTTAACAGCAGCATCCAATTCCCGAACGTGTTTCTGACCATAATCAATCAATAGGGCGATTGGATTATAGTTCATCCGCTTTGCCATGTGTAACAATAATGCACTATCAAAACCACCGCTGGTAAGAACGACTAGACCAGGTGTCATGTTATCTCCTCTAAGATAGAAACCAGTCTCTCTCAGGGATGAAGTTCCTCAAGCCATCCTTAGCCTGAGGCATCCGCAGATACCTAGGGTCAAAGTCGCGAACCTTCTTAAAGCGAATCCCCTCACGATTGTGTCCCAAATGATCAAAGGGGATACGATGTTGTAATTCAAACCCATACAAACTCACATTTCTAATAAAACTATCAGGATCAGCAGTCTGGCATAGTGGGAATGATGTTGATTTAACTACATCTAGTACCAACATACCTTCTTTAAACAAACGATCATTAAACTGAATTAGGGTTTCTGGTATAGAACGTACAAAGCACAATGTTCCCCAACAGATAATCATATCAAACTTTAGTTCAGTCTCGATGTTCTCACACCAACCAGAGATTATGTTATCATCACGATCGACATCAATCTCTTCAACCCGATCTGGATTGGGCTCAAGATAGTACATATCAACTGGATGGGGAAACTTTAACGGAGAACCCGAACCTGCACCAACATTGAGTACCTTACGATAGACATAGGTTGTATCATTGATGTCTAACAACTTAGTCAACTCATCATATCCACTCACGTGATCATCATAGAGTGATTTATTCTGTTCAGCATCATTAAATTCATCACCTTCAATGGTTAGGTTAAATCGCTTGATTGTCTTCTTTGAATAGGACTTCATGCAGTACCACCCTTGTACTTATTCGCTATAGCCCACATCTTCGACGCTGGAGTCTTGTGTACTTTACGAAAAGCCTTGCGGAGTTCTTCTGTAGTAACATCAGGGTAATAACGCTCAACAAATGCCACACAATTATCGTAAATTGCTATCGCTTCTTCATCCGAGGCATTCTTAGATGTCGAATGAGGATTGGCAATCTTTTCTTCAACAAGAAATTTTATCATCACTTCAGCAACTGTTGGCTTATTGCTCATCCTGTCTCACCGTCGCTTCAAAGAGATGCCCCGGTGCATGTGTCTGGAAGATTCTGTCTCCCATTGCCACATCACCCTTTAACCAATACTCAGCCATCCACCAGAACGACCAAGCCCCGCCACCAACTCCACAACCAGGGCACTGACTGGTCTTTTCCCTCTGCAACCTTATATACTCAGACATGGGCAACTTTCCGCCCTCACGAAGGTCGAATATCGAATATTTTTCTGATAGTGGTCCCCTATACCCGCACCCGCGCAGAGAACCATCCTCTTCAATTGAGATCAGCATAGGCAAACTGCAATGCCAAGGATCACGCCTCACTTCACGATCTGCTAGTTCACGAAAGTATGTTGGTGGTAACTGCATCTTCCACCTGCCGGTGGCAACCTCATCCGCTAACTTGTACATCTCATCGCTAAACTTGTTACGTTCATCTGCTGGTATTAACCATTCAGTCATTGTATCAGCAGTACCGTAAAAATCGTGTAGTCCATCCGCAGATGCTTCTACTAGAGAACACCCAACCCACATCCCCTTTTCTGTACACAAGTCAAGCAATGGATAGAGCTTATCGTAATTGTGTCGATGAATAGTAATTTGCGCTTGCACGTCCGGTACACCGCGCATCAGCGCATACTCCAACCAACTAAGCACCGCTTGAGCCTTGCGATCAATGTGGACGTCACCTGTCTTATGTAACCCGGGAAGGACGTCCACACCACCAGAGATGTTATACAGACCAGCGTTAATACAGTCATCAAAATATTTTTCAGTCCATCCTGGTGGGAATGTCGAATAGATACCATACCTCCCATAGAAGGGTTTGATTGCCTTGACAAAGCCAACAGGATCGGAATAGGAAAACAGTTCATTACCGATAAACAAGTGGAACTGGACACCATGATACTCCAGAATGTGTAATGCATCTGCCCATTGCTCCGGTGACAGAAAAGTCCCATCTCCTCTAACGTCTTTGCTCAGACAATAGGAACAAGAACGTGGGCACATTCTCGACTGGAATATGCAGGAGTACCGTGGTGTGTGTAATTCAGACATCTTACCTTCCCTTACGTGGCACCGTGTCTCACATTACATTGCAGCTCTACAAGAACCCCCGCCGTCAACTACAAAGTTTGCACCAGTAACGTAAGGACAATCAAGTATCATATCGACGACTGGAAGGAGCATTGCGGGTTCTGCTTCAAACCCTAAGGGGATTGCGTTGAGAAGTTCAATTGGTGTATCACCCGGAATCAGATTCGTCTTAACAAATCCAGGACTAATGCAATTCACCCTAACAAAAAAGGGTGAGAACCTAATAGCGAGACTCTTGGTCAGTGAAATCAGCGCGGCCTTAGATGCGGCATAGATCGGAATCTCAGGCTCGGCAATCATCCCACTAACTGAGGCAATATTGATAACACAACCACGTGCAGCAATCAACTCATGCTTTAGTGCATTAGTCAGGTAGTATGGCGCCCAAAAGTTAACGTCAAATATCTGACCTTCATTTCCAACCTCTTCAAGCTTCAAAATTCCCGCACAATTTACAAGACAAGAAATGTCACCTGCGGTGCGCAGGTCATCCACAATCTCTTGAATATCCTTCTCACTCGACAAGTCATATTCAAGATCCGGACCGTTCTTAGCTATACCAACAACACTATCAAACCGGTCGCTTGTATTAAAGTGATCATAGATTGCCTTACCAATACCAGAAGATGCTCCAGTAACAACAGCGATACCCATCTACTTCTCCTATCTAAAGTCCATGAATTCTTCACGGACCATTGAATCAGATAAGAACTCACCACGCAAGGCGCTGGTAACAACAATTGAGCCACTCTGATTGACTCCACGCATACGCATACAATAGTGTTCACCAGTAGCAATGCAGCCAGCCCCACGACATTCAGGTATACGCATTAGAGTATTGGCGATATCGTTAACCACTTGCTCCTGAAGAACAGGTCGGGCAGCTAGAAGCTTTGTGATCCTAGCCAATTTTGACAGGCCCAAGACCTTTGCTCGAATCCCCGGACCAGGTAAGTACCCAGCCGTAATATCATAACGGACTGGAAGAAGATGATGAGGACACATACTAAACACTTCAACATGTTTAACTAAAATCATCTGTTGGTGTTCACAGGGGAACACACTTTTAAGCATCTCTTCAACGGTATTCCGTTCATCTAGACCTGCAAAGATCTCTTGATAAGCCCGCACAACCCGATCCGGTGTATCGAAAAAGTTTGGATCTCTAGCATCCAATCCCAAACCATCCAGAATATCAATGACTCCTTGTCTGACCTTTAACCAATCAACCATTGCTTCCCCCAAAAATAGGCATCAAATTATTATACGCGAATTCGAACACATGAAAAAGGGCAGGCGAAAAATAAATTTTCGCCCACCCTATTTCAGCAACATTGGGCTATGCAGCGTCGAGCTTGGTCAACTGGATGTATTCACCATCCTCGCTCATCGACCACTTGCCGCTCTTCGCCCGAAACTTTGCATGGGCGCGCAGCATTCCCTTCTTGACACCAGCCTCTTCGGCCAGATCGCTAATGGGCCCACCGCGCATCAGCGCCAGGTCCATCTTCTGAGCACCACTGCCTTCATAGCGGAACCCACCACCACGCCGAGTTGGCGTAGTTGCGGGTGCGGCCGTGTCACCACGAGTACGACGAGGCTTGGTGACAACCTCACCCTCCTCTTCGACCTCGGGCTCGGGCTCCTGTTCCGCCTCGGCCGGTTCGGTACCGGCTTTCAACGCATCAACGATGGCCTGTGTTTCCGGAGAGACATCGTCTCCCGGTCGCAGCAGTTCACCTGCCTCATGGACGCTGGCTGTAAGCTCAATGACGGCCATCTTCAGATCAATCTTTGGATCGAGCGAAAGAACCGTGTTGAGCTCGTTGGCCGCGTCAACCAATTGCGCTCTGGTTACCACTTTTTGCTCCTCTATCCTGTGTTGCGAATTTGCGAACACAGCGGATAATAGCTGATGCTGTCGCGCATGACAAGCACAAAATTGCTACTTTGAGCAATTTTTTTACCACACCAGCTATTGCAATGTGCCGCAAAATGCTTATATGTACCTTATCATGAGGATGGGAATTCACATACGACACTTAACCCAGCCGGGCGGGAATTTTCCGCTCATTGGATCACCCAAACCTATGGAAATGCTATGCTCAAAAAAGACGAAAAAGACCTCCTCATGATGGTATCGATTGAGTCACGTCTTAAAATCCTTGAACAGCGTCTCGGACTGGTTAAGGAACCAGAACCGAAGCTGCCCAAGGAACCCGATGGTCGCTATGCCAAGATTATGCCGCACTATCTACTAAATCGCGACATCAATCTCGGGGATCTTCAAGAGGAGATCAGGAAGAGCAACGGTGAAGTGTACAGCCTCAAGACACTTGATCGTGCACTCAGAGCTTGCCAAGATATTGTTGGTTGGCTTGATCGTAAGGGTGTCGATCTCAATACGATCCACTAAAGAAACGCTAACAATCAGGACCCGCTTCGGCGGGTCCTCTCATGTGATGGCTCAGCTTATCGTAGGACTCAAGAAACGGTCGCCCTGACCGCAAATCCTGTAAGATAATCACGTCATTATTGGCATTAAAGATGCCCTCCCGAACGACTAGTTCGTTGATGCGCATAATACCCAGCATCTTTTCGCGACCCTTAGGGTCTTGATTCAGCCCATACATTGCCGTAACGTGGGCGTACTTACGCTTGTCCTCTGAGAAGTTAGACAGATTTAACGTGTTCTGGGCATAACTTCTCGCATCCGCTTGAGTTGCTGTGACCACCAGAGAGTGTCTCTCCTGACTGATCGCGCGCAAGCCCTTCCAGACAGCATCTATCCTGTGACGGAACTCAGCTACTCTTGCCGTCATCAGGTCTGCATAATCCACCACAATAATGTCAGGGACAAAATCATCCTTGTGCTCCCATTCATCCAATGCTCCGCGCAGATCATCAGCACTAAGCGAATCCGAGGGAACAGTCATTACTTTGAATCGACGTTTATACCTATCAAAGAACCCACGGGCAGACTCTACCGCAAGTTTTGCCGTTAAAGGTTGACGCGCAGGCTCCTTTTTCAACCATACAGTTCCCCTCCTTTCATTACAGGTCGCACTGTCACAAGGTTGATACTTAGAATTACGTTTTGCCAAGTCGCTCAGTTTATCATAATTCTCAAACTCGCGAGGATCTTCATCAAAGGAATCTATCTCTTCATCGTGAATACCAAAGTTACAATTACGATCCGATCTATGACAAGTATTGAATTGATTCTTTACACAATCCCCCACCGGACGATAGTAAGATTTACAATACTCTTCCTGATCTGATCTCCGCGACATATAAATACAAGTTCTGCGCAGCATCTGAGACTGGGTTAAGTCACCCGCTTGAAAGAATGCCACATTTGCCTTTTGTCGTAATCCCCTAAACGCAATATCCATCATCAACCAAGTCTTACCACGCTTTTCTGGTGCCAAGAATGCAACAAATCCACCCCTAATCATATGTGGATTGACCATCCGACCAAAGGCACCGGGATACTTTACTACAGGTTGAGAGACAATTGAAAAGGCTTCTTCAATTGCTCGGTAACCTTCTTCACTACCAACTTCCAACCCAAGTGAAGTAATGTAACTGGTTGGAGTGTAGGACCTAAGCAGATCATCTGCCCTCTCTACTTCTCCCCTATCTGTCAGATCTTCCAGTTGTTCCTTTAGGTTTTCCTGTTCCCTGGAGCGGAAATAGGCGACTGCTCGGTCAAACAGATACCCTGCATTGTATTGATCACCACGCTCGTAATCATCGCTGATACGAGTCAGAATCTGTTCAATCAACTCACCTTCTGGTTTCGATATCCGATTGGAGCGCAGGTGATCAAAAAAGATCATTTCAATATCACGATCGGGTACCTTGTGGTATTGCTCATAAAAGTCTACACACCAACGAGCCAGTTTCTGTAATTCCGGTGCGACCAGCAAGTCATCTCGCCAATAGGCGACTATCTTTCGAGCAAATTCATTGCTTACGATCAGTCCGGTTACTATCCTACGCTCAATAAATTCAGACATCTAATTATCCTTCCGCCTTACAATTGTTTCAGGACAACATCTCTTGGGCATGTACTCGTAGTTACATTGCGGGCAGCGAAACCCGACGATGGCGAGGTCGGCACGATCAGAGTAGTAGACCGTAATCACCGGTTTGTGGTCTTGCTCAACATGGCCGTAGCGATAGCCGCAGGACGGGCAAGCGTCGCCGGAATATGTCGAGCTGCCGATCAGCTCAGTCATCGGTCGCCCCACCTACTTTCAGACATACCCGCTTTCCTTCAACAAAAGGTAGATACCATAAGGCCAAATAAAGACAACCATAACAACGGTGACCCACACAATCACACGTCTAGTATAGCGAGGGTTCTTACGCATTCCCCGGTAAACACCACTTGCAAAGAAACCACCCATTACAAAGTAAAAGATAAAAGCATAAGCAACAGGATAACTCATTCATAAACCCTTTCCTTGGGAGGAAAGCGAGTTCGATGCCCACCCCATCTTGATACAGGATAGGCATGTTTGTACTCACTCCAACCGTCTCGACCCATACCCAAAGCCGGACCACTAGAGTTTCTTCGGTAAAGCAAGCGACCGAAACGCAAGCGACACAATTCACATCGACAGAATACCCGGTCTTCTCTCTTGTAAAACCCACGACTAGGTGACATAATCTTCTTCCTCATTCATAGACCCTTTCCTTACCGTTTACTGGGTCATTACCCTCCATATTACGAAAATCCCGCCTAAACTGGTTAAAGGCTGGACTGTCTGATTTCAATACTCTACTACTGGCATCCCAATCCTTTTCAGCTAGCCAACTAATATACCTGCGCATAACTTCCAATGGGCCACCAATGTTCAGCTTAACGGCAGGGGAGAGTCTTACCGTTGCTCGTTCATTCTGGATCTCGTTATACAGTCCAACAATCTTATCGGTCAATACCGCATCATTAGTCATATCTGACAGATGAAGCCTTCGGGCTGGAATAACTAGATCCCTCTCGATTGTATCAACAATGCGAGGATGTGTAATACCGTTCTGCTGCAACACCTGTTTGATTGACAAATCATGTCCGTTAGCCGTCTTTAACTTGACCCTACGAATCATCGCAGCTTCAAGCCTCTCAAACTTGCTGACTAATGATGTAGCAGACTCAACCCTAGGGATGTACTCATCATCGTCATAATGATCTTTGTACCACTTAATCAGAGTGTAGAGTCTGACTATAGGAGGTTCCCCACCAGCTAACTGCTTTGAAAACCTCTTAATCTGCTTAACCCAATTGACAATCTGTTGATCACTGGTCCGCATATGCGCGCGATCAAGTCTAATCTCAGCCAGCATTTCAGCTACAATACGATACCACTTATCAGCATTCCGAACAAAGCGTTCAGTCCGCTCAAACTCAAATTTCCTGATTACTTGTTTTGGTTTAATTTCGACATGCTTAACGATCACTAGGCTTCCCTCCGCCTAGCTAATATACGGCTATTCAATCTAGAATTATTAAATCAGACATAAAAAAGCCCCGCCCGAAGGCGGGGCCTTTTTAGCCTTTAAGAATTAAAGGCTTACATTCGCTAGTTGCTTCTATGTTGTCTAGCCCATTCGGCAAGACCCGCAGCACTGGTTGGTAAAGTTAGGCTAGGTGGATCATCTGGTTTTACCAGAACATCTTCTAGCCGTTTTACTAGTTCAAACATCTCGCGCGCATGTTCATACGTATTATGATCCACATGCAAGGCAGCGAGAAGTTTTCGATAATCCTGACGAAGCATAAGACCACGATCACGCGCAATAAGTCGATCTGCCCGCTCAAGTCGTCTCCTCACACCCGAAATCATTACATCGTAATTAGCATGAACTTCTGCTCTTACTTCAGCAGTGATTTCTACTTTCAACTCCCGCCTTGCCTTTCGAACTGCGGCTTCGTAACGTTGTCGCATATTCTCCGGCATCTCAGTAACAGCAACTGGAGTGGGTTCCTGTCTAATCCGACGTTCCACTTGCGCTACAAGGATTGCATTTGATGCTGCGGTTTCACCACAATTAAACACTTCAGCAATTACAACCCTAGTGACTGGTTCTCCTGCATCCAGTCGACGAAGAACCTCGTCTACCCTATCACGAGGTGGCTCTTGCACTGGTCTCTCCGTTCTTGGTCTTGATGTAGTTGTATTAGTTGGTGTTGGTGTTGGTCTTGATGTAGTTGTATTAGTTGGTGTTGGTGTTGGTGTTGGTGTTGGTGTTGGTGTTGGTGTTGGTGTTGGTGTTGGTGTTGGTGTTGGTTCGTTTGAGCTATCCGCGCGGCTATCGACTTCGGAACGTTCCGAAGTCGAGCTTCTAAAGTCGTTATCGTAGATTGTTTCTAACGAACTACGTTTTGTTATTTCTAATGCTACACGTAAAGCCTCAGGTTGCTGACCCATTTTAATAGCGGCGGCTCTTTTATCAGAACTAATAACGGTCTCACCAAAACCGTTATCAGTACACCACTGACTGAATTCAACAGTCGCTGGATGAAGTGCCTTAGCTTCAGCGAGGTGGATACAAAGATTGAATGACCCTTCAATCCATTCTTGACGGCCAAGTTTCTGCCGCTCAAGATCTCGTGGGATTAAGGCAGCTAGTCGATCTAACGGTGTTGGCATTGGAAAGACATTATCCTCAGGCATTGTTACATCCTTATAAAAAGTGAGGGGGGCTGATCCCCCTCACCCAAGATACCTACTCGTTGTTGTTGTTATCGTCGGTCTGATTACGACGCGGACGACCACGACGACGAGTAACAGGAATGCCTTGGACCACATCCCGACGTTGCTTTCTCGACTGCTCATAACGACTTAGCGTTACGTGCAGCGACTTTACGATCGGGTCGATCTTGTTGCTACTCGCAGGAATTTCAATGCCAACATCCTGCGCAAATTGCTGGATGATCATCGCTGCCTTGGCGTCGTCATAAACGATCGCACCTTCGATCGCTTCGCTTGGCCAAATAGCAAACAGATACTTACGATAATCACGACCAGTCTCTGAATCATCGACAACTAGCCGACGATGAATCTCTTCAACAATATCATTGAGACTCCTCGGCAAATTGCGATTGACTCGTGCTGCATCCCAATCAGCAATAGTCGCTGGAAGGGGTGGAGCGGGTGGTTTGAAGTTACCATCAGGCATTTAATAGGGCCTCCTGGCCCGCGTGCGTTTATTGATGGGTTGCCGGAACGCATCAAAACCGGCCTGGGAGGTACTACACCTCCAAAGATATATATAACTGATCTTGCGACGAAAAGCAATACCTGATTTGAGCCAGCACCAAAAATTTCTTGACTCTTACATCGTCTTGCGCGCGTACGCGTATATATGCGCGCATGACGCACGCCTGCGCACGCACGGTCGCGCGCATCATTAACCTAAAGGTTAATTTAGTTATTTATCACTTTATGAATTAGTGAAAAGGCTAATTGAGTCTTGACTTAGAAAGGCCTGAAATCAAGACTCAATTCAAGGCTAGATTAGGGTGATCCTTTGAAGCAGAATTCCCAGATGATGAACTGTATCTGTATAACTCTTGTTTCCCTGAACCTTCATCAGGTCTTGGCATATCGCATCAGCCACTTCAGGTGTAACATGCCTTAAGATGACCTTTGCAATCTCTTGTAATGTTTTTGCTGATACCACGAT